CGATCTTCTGGTACTTGCACTTGACGCTGGCGTTCCCGAGGCTCGGCTGAGCACTTCCCTGAGAGGACCAGGTCGGCGTGTAGCTGATCCAGGCGCCCGTGTCGACCAAGGGCTTGGCCCACTGAGACCAGCCACCGGTGTTCCCCGTTCGAATCCATCGACGAGGCGGGTTGCTTCCGTTGCTGCCGTGCTCGATCCACTCTTGGCGACCGAGTCCAGCACCGTCGAAGTACGTGAGGAGCTCACCCCACTGGCCGGCGAACTCCCAGCCCGTGGACGTGGTGTTGTCGAAGTAGATCCTCGACCAGCCGTTGGGATAGCTGGCAATGCCGTCCGCCTGCGAAGCGTCGGTGGCCGCTTCCTCTTTGATCGTGTACACCTTGGACCAGGTGGTCCAACCACCGCCGTTGTTGGTGGTGTGATACTGACGTATCCACATGCGCGGTGTACCCGTACCACCGGGGTTCGAGTAGAAGTGCTGAACGGTGCGGTCGGTCTCGGTCCGGTAAGTGATCACCGATCCGAATCCGGAGTTCTGCGACCACCCGGAGGCCGTGGTGAGGGACATCTGCGAGATGCCGAGAGGATATGCCGTCGCAGCGGCTGTCTCCGTGACCGCGTTCGGCGCGAGGATCTGCACCCGGTTGCCGGGAAGAGAAGCCAGTCCCGCCGGTGTCACCGCGCGCTGCGTATCGGTACCCGCCTGGGTCTCTGCGTTGGTGGCGAGCTCGACGAGACCCTGCTGGGTGGTGCTGGCGAACGGTCCCGTCGGGCCGGTGGTGTCGAACCAGACAGAACCGTCAGGAACGGCGCCAGGGTCGGTGTCTCCGACGTAGGAGAACACATCGGCCTTGGAATATGCCGTCCCGGTGTCGAGCTGAACGCCGGATACGGCGCCCATGTCGATCGGGGTTCCGTCATGGCGGTTGAGCACCAGATGGCCAGCGGAGTTGATCTCTCCGGAGGTGATCGAAGCCGCCTCGATCTCGGCGGTCCGTTCGGAGGTGAACACAGTTACCGTAGCCACGTGGCCACCTTTCTAGATTTGATCGTCCCAAGCGCCTCCGATTCGGGGCTTGGGTGCGGCGGGAACCCAGGCCCCTCCGATGCGGGCTTTCGGTACAGCGGGAATCCAGGCACCGTTCCAGCGGACCTTGCGGGTCACGAACGTCGTGGTCTGGAAGGCGAAATATGAGGCGTCCTCGTAGTTCGCCACCAGGTCTGTCGTGGTTCCGTCCCAGATGCCGGCCATGAACACCAGCGCGGCAGCGGTCTTGTCGAAAGTGCCGCCGACCGTGCAGTGAGCCATCTCAGTCCAGGTCTGACCGTCGGTCGACTTGTACATGTAGATGATGTTGTCGGAGCCCATGTTGCCGATGCCCCACCACGTACCGTTGACCCAGCTGGGACCGATGCCGACAGTGGTGTCCGTCGTTACCTGGTTGCTGAATGTGGTCGCACCGCTGCCCTGGAAGGTCAGATAGGTTCCGGCGGGGCCGCCCATGCCGGATATGGCGTTGTAGTTGGCGTTTCGGGCACCGATGTAGAACTCGGTGTTCGATTTGCGAGTGCCAGACGCCGTCAGCTTGGCCGCGAGGATGCCCTGAGTGAGGTTGAAGTACTGCTTGCCTTCGATTCTCGGGTAGTCCGCGATGCAAGCCTGATGCAGCTGACCACCAGACTGAGTTGTACCAGGTCCCTGCGTGGTTTCCCACTTGGAGGCATCGAGTGACGCACCATCGAAGTTGTCGATGAGTGTTTGTACGTACGGCACTGAACCTCCTTAACCGTCGCTGATCGAGTACTTGTTGGGATCGATAGCATCCTCGACGACTGTCGGCCAGTTGAACTGGAGGAGAATATCGTCGAGTTGCAGGATGGCGTCATCCGGGCCGGAGATGGTCGCCGTTCCGTCTCCGTTGTCGACAACCACGTAGACGAAGAACGCGTCGTACATCTCGACCAGTTGGTCAAGCGTCGGGAGATACGGCATCGCCGCGTCAGTCCCGTACAGCGCTTCCTCGACGAGGGCGAGCACGTTCGGGTCCGTCGTACGGGAATCGATCTCGATGTGGGACGTCCGCTTGTAGCCCGAGACTGCCGGCGGCTTGGTCTTGACCGACCAGGAGAACGGGTTGGGGTCGACCGAGTCCGTCGTTGTCTCGTGCGTCCTGCTGGAGGGCTCAGCGAGCGCGTTGTAGACGATGTGGATCTTGTAGCCGGCCTCGGGATTGAGGTCGGTGCCTACCGTCGTTCGCCACGAGAAGCCGAAGGGCTTTCGTCGCTGCTGACGAAGAGACAGTCCGTTGCGAACCGATCGAGAGCCATCACACTCGGCGAACTCCGGCGGGTATGTGAAGGCGTTGATCGTGGCGCCGAACTCTTCCCTCGCGGAGACGAGGAGGATCTTCTCGCCGTCGAGGTAGTACGACTTCGTGCCGCCACCTTCGGGTGCCAACTCGACGGATGTCAGGCCGGTCCATGCGACCCCCGGTTGTCCAGTGAGATACAGAACCCCTCGATCGACGCCAGTCTCGAAAACTCGGCTGCCGGGCTTGCTCCAATCCAGCCTTGTCACTCAGTTCCTCCTCTCATCCGCTGGTTCCGTACTTGGCCATGCGTTCAGCGTTGAGCTTCTGTCGATGGGCGATCTGTTCGCGCCGGTTCATCTTCTTCGGGGGCTTGTTTTTCTCGTTGCACACCCGAATCAGAGTCAACAGCTTGTTCAGATGCCAGTGTTCGGCGTCGAGCCAGATGTTGTAGTGGATCATCCAGTGGTAGATGACCTCCGCGGTGATGACTTCACGGCTCGGCCGCTGGTTCTTGTCTTCACGGAACCAAGTCGCGGTCATCTTCGCGTTGATGTACTGGTTGATCTCTTTGAAGTTGTCCTCAGAGAGTTTGGCGAAAAGCTCCGGAGGAGTTTTGGGGTCGACCGCCATCAGCATGATGTAGGCGAGCGTCTCTTCCGGAGTCTTCTCTCCATCACCGAGGAACGGCTTCTCGAAAGTTTGCTCCCATTTTGACACGGAGGCCAAGGAGTGTTCGAGTTCGAGTTCGGCGGACTCGCTGACTTCCCACATCTGCGTGTCGTCGTTGAACTCTTCGCCCAACGGGACTCGAATCGTAAGCAAACCTTGGCCTCCCTTCAGTCAGGCCGGGATCAGATGTCGCCCTTGGCCCAGTCGGTGTCGACGTTGGGCGGGAACTTGTAGCCGGTGTTCGGACGCGCCTCGACGATGACGTTCTCGGTGAGGACCTGCGGGCCGGCGGCCTGCGGCTCGTCGTTGATGTAGTACGTCACGCCGGTGATCGTCGGGATCGTCAGCGTGTTGGTGGCGGCGTCGTAGGCCGGCTCCGTCGGAGTGGCCTCCAGCGTGGCGCTGGTGAACATCGCGATGACCGCCGCCGGGGACGGCAGGGACGGGTCGCTGCCCGCGGTGCCGTAGAGGAAGTCCTTCAGCGTGGCGACCGCTGCCGGGGTCTCCAGGGTGGTGTCGATGGTGATCGTGGCGGTCGGCTTGTACGTGACGGCGTTGACCGTACCGACGTCGACCGGGGTGGTCGTCAGCTCCCACGAGAACGTCGCCGCCTCGGGCGAGTCGTTGACCGTGGTGTACGCCTTCTCGGACGGGTTGGCGGTGGCCCCGTAGACGAGGTGGATCTTCTCGCCGGCGTCCGGGTTGAGGTCGTTGCCGACCTTGGTGACGTACGACAGGCCGAAGGTGGTGCGTCCCTGCTGACCGAGGGAGACACCCGGGGTCGGAGAGGCCGCGCCGTCGAGGGCCTGGATGGCCGCCTTCGGGTAGGTGAACGCCTCGACCGTCGCGCCGAACTCCTCGGCGGAACGGAGGCTCGCGTAGACGCGGTTGTCCGCGTACTGCTTGTTGACCTCGGCACCCGACGGCGACTCCGTGACGGAGACGAGACCGTTCCAGGCGTAGCCGTTGTCGTAGGCGCCGGCGTTGTTGACGGTGTAGAAGACGCCCTTCTCGACGCCGTTCTCGTACACCTTCTCGCCGGTCTGGTCCCACTGGAGGACAGACATGTGTTACTTCCCTTCAGAAGTACAAGTTGAAGACGTCGTGGTGCAGCCCATCAGCTGCGTAGTTGCGGTCGAACAAACACATGGGCTGCTGGGCGACCTTGTCCGGGATCTCACTGTCGGGGTCCCGGTCGATCACCGTCACCATGTACCGCTTGGTGTAGGCGTACGGCTTGTTGCCAGCGAACTGAGTGTCCGCGCTGTCGCGCTTGTACACGATGCACGGATAGTTCATCTGCACATTAGCCGGAGGCTGGAAGTAGACGTTGGGTGTCAACGACACCAGCAACTCATGGAGTTGAAGGCGGGATCGGCCCATTGTACTTCCCTCCCAGCCTCAAGAGCAGACGGGGACTCTGCACTTCAACCTCTGTGACCTTCCACAGAGTCCCCATCCACTGCACGTAGCGAATGGCAAAGAAATTCTCGTTGGCGTAAGGGTCCGCCACAATGCTGATCATGTTGTTCACCGAGAGATCGTCATTAACACTCTCTCCCGATTGGAGCCTCCGCGTGTTCCGAAGAATATCGCCGACGTAGTCACGCTCGACGATCACTTCTTCCCAGACTCCTGGCTTAATCTCAACAGAGGACGGGCCGTAACCTACCTTTCCGGAGTACTTTGCCATGGCCAGTGGCTACGTCAGGCGGCCGGCCGCTTGAACGGCCACGAGGTGTCGGCGTTGGTCGCGAAGTAGTAACCCGCGGCCGGAACGGCGACGACGGTGAGGGTCTCGCCCGCGGCCAGAGCCGGCTGGGCACCCGAGGCCAGGACCGAACCGTCCGAGGCGTCCTGGTAGATGACGCCCGTCTTGGCCGGGATGGTCACGACGCCGGTGGAGGCGACGAAGGTCGGCTTGTCGGGCGACACCAGGACGTCGGACGCGGCGGTCTTGCGGATGACCTGAGCGGACTTGATCTTGGTGAGCGCGCCGGACATCCGCGCTTCCATGAGGTACTTGTACTGGTTGTAGTCGATGTCGAAGTCGTCGAACCGGGTGAGCTCGCCGCCCCGGTCGGTGCCGACGGTGTAGTCCGACAGGTTGACGATGATGCCGACGAGGTCGGTCTCGCCCTCCATCGCCTCGACGGGGACGATCTTGTCGACGCGCAGGGCCGCGGCCAGGTCGGCCTCGGAGGAGTACAGCCGGCGGTTCGAGTTGGCCTCGTCCTTGAGCAGGAGCATCTCGACGAGGTGCTGCTCGGTGGTGAAGAAGGTCGGCCGGCCGGTGCCCTTGTAGAAGCGGCGGGCGCGGAGGACGGTCTCGATGAACTCGTGGTACGAGGAGTTGGCGTCGTCCAGGTTGACCCAGACGGTCGTCATGTACAGCTCGTGCTCGTTGGTGATCGAGCGGATGCCGTCGCCGGAGGCCGAAGCCATCGGGTCCGCGATGTGGTCCGGGTCCGAGACGTCGCGACCGTCGCCGAAGAGGATCGCGCGCGCGATCTCCTCCTCGATCATGAGGCGGATCTCGCCCCACAGCCAGGCGACGATGTCGAAGTCCGTGACGTCGAGGATGTCGTCGCGGTCGAGCTTCTGCTTCTTGTAGATCGTGGTGGGCCCGGTCTTGCGGGACGTGACCGAGAACCACTCCTCCTTCTTGTACGAGCCGGTGATGTAGCCCTTGGCCCGCGCCTCGTCCTGGGTGATGTCCGCGACGAGGGTCTTGATGCGGGAGAACGGCCGGCGGTCGACGCCGTTGAGGACGCTGGCGACCCACTCGGTCCGGCGCTTGTTCCACTCCGGCGTGGCGGAGATCGCCTTCGCGTCCGGGAACAGGACCTCGATGTTCTCGACACCGTGCTCCAGCGCGGTCTCGTCGAGGACGGCCTTCAGGGAGCCGGCCTTGACCGCCTTCTTGGCGATCTCGCGGAATTCGGCGTGGGAGAGGGTCTTCTGGGGCTTGCCGTCCGAACCGGTGCCGGTCGCGGACTGGTCGAACACGTTGCGCGTCATAGCGCCGGTTCCTTCCTGGTGGTTGAGGTCGCCCTCGTCGGTCTGGTCGTCGTCGGACTCGTCACCGCTGTCGGTGTCGTCGCCCTCGTCGGTGGTGTCGTCCGAGCTGTCGTCGGAGTGAGCGGCGCCTGCCTCCAGCGCAGCCTCGACCAACGCAGCGACGAGACCCTTGGTGTCCTCGTCGAGGTCGTCGTACGCCTGCTGGAGGGACGTGCCCTCGCCGTCGTCGGTGGAGCTGTCCGTCGAGTCGTCGGCGTGCTGGAGTTCGATCTCCTCGCCGGTCTTGATGACGGCCTCGTCGGTCAGCTCGGTGAAGTCGTCCGGGTCGTCGCTGTGGGCGATACGGACGAAGTCGATCACCGCGCCGGGGTTGGCTCCGGCCAGCACGAGCGACACCTCACGGATCATGCCGTGGATGACGTTCTTGCCGCCGTTGATGGCCTTCTCGACGAGCTGGTTGGCATAGATCGACAGGTGCTTGATGTCGCCGTGGGCGACCTGGAGCTTGGCGTTCTTGCCAGCCGGCGTCTCGTTGAAGTACGCCTTGCAGTAGACGCCCTCGTCGCGGTGTTCGAGCACGGCGTAACCCAGGACGTTCTCCGGGTTGCTGTGACCGTGCATCCAGACGAGCGGCACCTGCTGCTTGTCCATGTGCTTGAAGGCGTCGGGCAGGATCGTCCGGCCGTCAGAGCACTTGAGGTTGGCCTTGGTGGCCCATCCGCCAAAGTCAGGTACCATTTTGACGGTTCCCTCCCGTCTCTATCAGTTGAGGTGGCGACTCCGACGGAGCCGGTTCGAGTTCGAGCGGTTGACGTGATGCCGGCCCGAGTTGCTTGTCGGTCGGCATGTTGGGGTTGGTCAGCTTGTCCGCGGACGGGTCCTTGGCCGGCTTCCAACCGATGGCGGTACGGATGTCGTTGCCCGTGGCGATGCGGTTTCGGACGAACTTGTCGCCGATCTCCGCCAGCTGTTCCATGGCGACGAGCTTGAACGGGTTGCGGTACCACTCGACCGACTGACCCTGAGTTCTCGCCGTCTTCGTCAGGAAGGCGCGACGCATGGCCTCCGCGATGGCATCGAGAATCGGATCGATGGTGCGGAAGAAGTAGTTGTTCATGGCCGCTTCGTCCGCCGTACCGTTCATGACGTCCGGGGTGAGACCCAGCTGATTGAACAGCATGTCCGTGAAGTACTTGACCTCGTCGAGGAGCTTGTTCTCCACAGCCCTGTTCAGCTGAGTGATCTTCTCGGTCCCGTCCGTGTAGGCGATGCCGTACTGACTGCCCTTGAGTTGGAACTCGATGTCCTTCCGTCGTTGTTCAGCCTGTTGCCGGCGAGCTTCAGACTTCATAACGTACGGAAGCTGAATGATCATGTCGAGTTTACCCGAACTCGATTGCTCGTCCACGACGTCCAACAGATTCAGCTTGTGGACGAGTCGCTGCAGAGTCGAGTTCGTTTCGTTCATGACAGAGTAGAGCGGATTCTCTACCACACCGACGAACTTTTTCTCAAGGACGACTTCTTCTTGAAGCCCTTTTCGCTCGTTGTACGCCCGTACTTTCACATGTTGGGGATACCATCCAACAATTTCCCCAACACGCAGCGTCTTGATGTCGAACCCGCCGGAAGTAGACGGATCGATGGTTGTATCGACTGGAACAATGGCGATTGTTCCCTTGTCGAGCAAGCTGAGAATCATGTCCTGCTTGAAATGACTCGCACCTTGGTCGATGTTGGCCTCAAGCGTCAAGCAGTTGTTGAGACCGCTGTCGATATCGTCCAGATACCGACGATCGGCGTCTAGACGGACGTGGCGAATATCGACAGAAGCTACGTCGATACTGATTCGAGAAAGGATCGACGCGATGATCGATCG